TTATTTCATCGTTGCCAGCTTGCGGATCAGGTCCGCTCCGTACTTGTAGGCCGCGAGGTAGTCCATCGTCTTGTCCTCCAACCCCGCCCGCTTTTGGAGCTGCGCGCGATAGTCCGTGTACTTCGGGCGGTACGCGCCCAGCACGAGCGACAGCTTTTGCTTGCGGCGATACACCCCGTCGCCGTTTGACTGGCTGCCGGTGTTGCCGTTGGAGGTATTGCCCTCGATGGCGGTGACATACTGCCCGCTGACGCTCTCGCAGATGCCGCAATGGTCGGTCTTGTACGCCGTGCCTGGGAAGTCGTAGATCAGCACGTCGCCGGGCCGGTAGCCCGTGGTGACCCACTGCCCGTGTGCCTGCGCCCAGCACATCAGCTCGCCGCAGGAGGCCGTTTTGCCGCCGTCCATAAAGAGCGTCTTGTCCACCTGCTGAAAGCACCACCACGCGAACTGCATACACCAGTACACGCCGTCCATGCCGTAGGCCTTGCCGTACTTCTGCCGGTTGCAGCTCTGCTCGACCGTGCCGATCTCACGGACCGCCACGGCGAGGACGTCACTTGCCTGCGCCATTGGCTTTGTTGTAGCTCGCGGTGCTGATGCCGATGAGCGCGCCCACGAAGGCCACCACGGCGTTGATGGTGGTCGCAACCTCCTGCGCGTAGGGCCAACCCCAAACGCCCGCCAGCGCACTGTAGAGCACGGAGAGCGCGGGCAGCGCGATAAGGCACAGCCACTTCAAAATGTCGTAGACCTTGTCGTTGAATTGCAGTTTCATTTCAATCGTCCTTTCCTTTGATTTTGATGTTGGCGAGCAGCGTCAGCTCTGCCGTCCACGCGGCGAACCACGCGACGGTCAGGCTGTCCGGCACAATTTTGCCGTTGGCGGTGAGCACGAGGCTCACGATGCAGTACCACGTCAGGTTGAAAATCGCCGCCCAGACGTACTTGTCGCGCTTGCGCATGGTCTTGAGTTTTTCCCACGCGGACTTATAGAGGTCGATGCCCAGAAGCGTCATGCAGACCACGCACACGCCTGCGAGGATGGTTTCGGCCCAATCCATCAACTTACAACCTCCCACTCGTCGATCTCGCTTTTGATGCGGTCGATAAAGCTGTTGCCGCCGAGGGCTTTATAGCCTCGGTAAAGGAAGAGGAAGTCCTCCAGCTCGTACTGCCGGATGGTGTGGTCCTCCCTGTGGCGGTAGTAGGTGTGCAGCATATCGTGCCGGAGCTGGCATTTGAGCGCGTCGGTCAGCTTGTCCAGCCCCAGCAGCTTGTTGCGGATGGGCTTAATGAGCATCGCCAGCGCGGCCAGAATGACCGTGATCTCCGAGCAGGTCGATGCAACGGTCGATAGGTTCATAGGCATTCTCTCTTTCCGGCGGCAAAAAGCCGCCTTGTCGTCCTTGACAAAGCGGCTACAGCGTGATATATTCAAGGTCAGCAGGAACGGCTCACTTTGGACGGTGCAGGTCGCTCCCCCATACAAGTTTAGAGCTTGAAGGAAAGCCGCTGCCGTTTAGGTGGCGGTTATTTCTTTATGTACCCAAGGATACCGAAGATAACCGCAGCGAGGAGCAATAGAAGCGTCAATACTTCCATCGTCGTCATGCGCTCACCCCCTTGAGGGGGAACAACCTGTTTCACGCTCTTACTGGCACGCTCATCATACCACGCGCGCCGCGCCTTGTCAATTTGCCGCCCTCGGGCGGCTTTTCTTATTTCAGGGCCGGCCGGAGTTGCCTCCGGCCCTGCTCACTTGTTCAGCTCCATGAGCTTAGCTGCAATATCGTCCGGGATGCGGCACGTCTCCTTCTTGACGCAGTAGCCGTTCGCATCGTAGGTGAGCTTGTACTGCGGCAGGACGTAGATCTCCGTGCCGGTGCGCTCAAGATCACGGCGCATGACCGGCTGCTTGATGCTGTTCTTGACGCCCGCGCTCTCGCTCAGGCCCGCGGGGGTATCGGTGACTTCGATGGGTCTGCCGTCGGATGCGATTCTCTTGCTCGGGAAGGAGTTGAGACCTTGGCAAAGAAACGGAAAAGCGGAACCGGCACCGTAAGACAGCGCGGTGACGACCGGTGGGAGGGCCGCGTTGTCGTCGGCTATGATGACAGCGGCCTTCCCAAGACGAAGAATGTTCTCGCCAAAACAAAGCGGGAATGTCAGGAGAAACTGCGGCAGCTCACCGAAGGCATGGTGGGGCGAAATGACCGAAAGGTCAAACCGGATATGCTGTTCGGAGACTGGCTGTGCTACTGGTATGAAACCCACAGCAAGCCGACGCTCCGTGCCTCCACGCGGAACAACTACGAAAATGTCATCCACAACCATGTCCTGCCGGAGATCGGGAAGATCTCGCTGCACAAATTGTCGCAGAATGATTTGCAGCAGTTCTACGGGCGGCTGAAAAAGAACGGCCGCAAGCGTCTGACGGAGCAATACGGCGCGGGCCTTTCCGACCGCATGGTGCGGATGTGCCACGCGGTCTGCCGCTCCGCCTTGGAACGGGCCGTGCGGGATGACCTGCTCCGGACAAACCCCGCCATCGGCTGCAAGCTGCCGCCGAAAAAGGCGAAGGAAATGCAGGTGCTGGATCGGGAGGAATTGCAGAAATTTCTCATTCAGGCGCAGGCGGACGGGTACTACGAGCTGTTCCTGCTGGATATCTGCACAGGATTGCGGCGGGGCGAACTGATAGCGCTTCAATGGGAGGATCTGAACTTTGAAACCGGCGTGCTGACCGTCAACAAGCAGGCGTACACGGTAAACGGCGAATTGCAGATCATCCCACCGAAAACAAAAGCGTCCGTTCGAAAACTGGTGCTGCCGCCTGCGGTGCTGGCCGTGCTGCGGGAGTACCGCAAAAAGGTGGATTCCCGCTGGATGTTTCCGTCCCCGGTGAAGGCGGATCGACCGATCACACCCGGCGTGGCGCGCAGGCGGCTTCAGACGATACTGGAGCGGGCAGACTGCAAGCGTGTCAGATTCCATGATCTGCGGCACACCTTCGCGACGCTGGCGCTGGAAAACGGCATGGATGTGAAAACCCTCTCCGCCATGCTGGGGCATGTGTCCGCAACGACAACGCTGGACATCTACACCCACATCACCGGCGATATGCAGCGCGCTGCCGCCGCCAGTATCGACCGAAGCATAGGCAAGGCGGCGCTGCGGGAAGAAGCGGAGCCGGAACAGAAAAGCATCGTGGACTTCCAGCCCTATGTGGGGAAGAAGAGAAAGCCGGGAACCGGATGCGTCAGCGAACTCAATGACCACCTGTTTGAGGGACGCTATTCTCCCATATGGCCGGACGGGACGCAACATTCCCGCAACGTCTACGCCCATACCCGCGAGGAGTGCGAGGAAAAGCTGAAAGCACTGATCGCGGAGATGAACGAGGAACGCAAAAATCTCAAGGAGCAGCTCGCGGGCATCGCCCCGCCAGAAAAGCTGACAAAAAAGCAGCGCAAGTTGTGGGACTATATGTGCCTCCACCCGGAGGTCACGGAGTTCTCGACCCTCGCCAAACGAACCGGCCTGGCAAGAAATACCGTGAAGAAGCACTATGGGATGATGGTGGCAATACTGGGGAGAAAATAGAAGTCACGGAAGTGAAAAAAACAGGGGCAAGGATTCCTATCAATCCTTGCCCCTGTTTTTTTCCTGTTTTGATATAGATGAAATATGTAAAAAACTAAGATAATTCTACAACAGTATTGCGTATGCATAATGCGGATTCTTGTCTTTTGCTAAAATCGATGGTACTATGATATTGATAATTGCGTACGGCCTCACGAAAGAAAACGACCACATCATCCAGCAGGCATTTGCCGAACGCTTCTACCGTGAGCCATAAGTGAACTTGAAATATTGGAGGTGCAGCATGGCTATACTCCTATGACTTTGCTATCTATAAAGCAATCAAAGCGAAGAAAAGTACGGTTTCAAAAGCAAAGGCAAAACAGGAGGAACTGAAAAAATACATATTCATTATAGATGAAATCAACCGCGGCGAGATTTCAAAGATTTTCGGTGAACTGTTCTTTGCGATAGATCCCGGTTATCGCGGCAAAGCCGGAGAAATCTCCACGCAATATTCTAATCTGCACTCTGACCCTGACGAAAAGTTCTATATTCCTGAAAATGTCTATATCATCGGCACCATGAACGATATCGACCGCTCTGTGGACAGCTTTGATTTTGCCATGCGCCGTCGCTTCCGTTTCGTGGAACTCAGAGCGGATGAGCGTCTTGAAATGCTTGCCTCGCTGGAAAACGAGGAATTAGAGACTGAAGCAATTAGAAGGATGGCTGCGCTCAATAAGGCAATCGCAGAGGTTGAGGATCTGAATGAAAATTATCAGATCGGAGCGTCCTACTTCCTAAAGTTGAAAACACTTGATTTCGACCAGCTTTGGACTGATTATCTGCAACCGCTCCTACAGGAATACATTCAGGGAATGTACGATGAGGAAGGAATTATGAATCGGTTCGCAAGGGCATACGGCTATCAGAAACCCGCCAGAGGTGATGCGAATGAAGCTGCTCAGGATCAAGGATAACTCCCAGCAGAAAAAAGATGTCTTTTCTCAAGTAGCGAAGCTGACAGGTAAAATTGCAGATAAAACGTTGGAACAGCTTGAGCGTGAAGGCGTATTCGTATTTCCCGAAACCGTAAAGGATGCAGAGGATATTACGCAAGATCAGATGATCCTCCAAAGCGTCAATGACGCCTATCGTTCCGGCAATGTGATGGGGTTTCTTGGTTATGGTGATGAACGGCTTGTGATCGAGTCCCGCTTTTGCGGAGAGGGGGAAGATTTCTTTTTCCAGTATCTTTTGGACAAGGTTCTGGACTTCCCAAATGTTGTTGATTTAGAGTCTAATGCCAATCAAGATAATCGGCTGTTCAATTTTTTGCTGTTCTTGTTCCCGTACTATCTCAAGACCGCTATGCGGAAGGGTTTATTCAAGAAGTATATCCGATGTAGATACAATGACGGGAATGTAAAGGGTACGATTGATGTTGCAAGGCATATAGAGAAAAACACTCCGTTTGTTGGAAATGTTGCGTACAGCCAGCGTGAGTTTTCTTATGACAACTGTCTAATGGAGTTGGTACGGCATACCATAGAGTTTGTTAAGAGAAAACCTTATGGGAACAACCTGCTTGTCAAAGTAAAAGATGAGGTAAAACTCGTTGTAAATGCAACTCCGGGATATGAGCCGTATGATCGAAAGAAAATCATTGAGCAGAATAAGAAGAATACCGTCCGCCATGCCTATTTCCGTGAGTATCTCGCATTGCAGAGACTGTGCCTCCTGATCCTTCAACACCAAAAACACCAAATCGGTACAGGGTCGAGGCAGATATACGGCATTTTGTTTGACGGTGCATGGCTGTGGGAGGAGTATATCAACTCACTCATCAAAGATACATTCTATCACCCGATGAACAAGAACGGCGCGGGCGCGCAGAGATTGTTTGACGGGAATGTGGGACTGATTTATCCGGATTTCATCAGCCGGAATAGCGAAACGCGGATTGTTGCGGATGCTAAGTATAAGCCCATCGACAACATCGGCAATCGAGATTATTTACAGGTGCTTGCCTATATGTTCCGTTTTGATGCAAAGGCTGGCTATTACCTTTACCCAGAGGCAGCGGGAACGGATGACAAGAAATTGTGGATGAATTGCGGCTCAACCTATGAGAAAAATGTCACACCGCGTGATGACGTCAGCGTTACCAAGCATGGCCTGAAAATTCCCGTGGATGCGCTAAATTATGCTGAATTCTCTGTGAGAATGAAGACCTGCGAACAAGAATTCAAAAGTGCGCTAATATTTTAATGGTTCAAAGAAGAGCATACTTAAGTAAGAAAACAGCCCCCGAAATCATTCGATTTCAGGGGCTGTGGTCCGAGATGGGAGACTCGAACTCCCGACATCTTGCTCCCAAACTTTTGAATAAAAATTTTTCTACTTTTTCAGGCACTTTATAGCCGATTTAAGTTTATTACAGGCGCTCTTCGCAACTCTTACCTACACTGTTTCCGTGTATTCCACGCCTGTCTGTAGTCAAACATGTGGTCAAAAACCGCTTTCTGAACACCCTCATGACAGGGGACAGAAAGCGGTTTTTCATAGTTTGCCGGAGTGCTACAGACGAGTGAATCGACACTTCAGTTTGCTGTATTTTACCTCTGCTGGAGAGGTTAAGCAAGCCTTTTATGCGGATAAGCGGCGCAGAATTTGAATCGTTATAGGCAAAGAATACCCTCACGCATTTGCCTTCTGAAGATAAAACTCACTCTCTGCGACTTGTGTCACAAAATTATATTCCAGCCGTGTTGCCTTTGAGGGGGAAATATTGTAACGCTTAAACACAGAGCGAAAATATGCAAAGAACTCCCGGCCTTCCTCTGTCATCGGTGCAACCCAGCCGTTTTCGGCACCACGGGCTTCGATTTTCTCCAACTCTGCCATACGTTCTTTATCCAT